GCCGCCGTCACCTTCTCCGATCCGCCCGTGGTCGCTCTCCACCCCCAGGCCTTTGAGTTTGAGAACACGTTGTTGCTCAAAGGGTTGATTCATCACGAGTTGTGCCATTTGATTTGCGGACACGCCGCTGGACACGGTGAAGCGTTCAGCAATTTGGAGCAGGGGTGGGTTTCATACAGGCCATACACCCTGCAACGTTCAGCCTTTGTCCGTCGATTGACGGAGAACGCCCAAACCGAAGGGCGCGCTATCACGTATGAATGCCCCAACTGCTACGCCCAGATCGTGAGAACCCGCCCGCTGAGAAGTGGGACGGCTTGCTCGGCGTGTTGTAAAGCATTCAACGGGGGAAAGTGGTGTGAAGCATATACACTTAAGAAGGTGGACGTGCTGGGCTTAAAGCATGGAGACTGAATCCAAGCCCACGAAGCCCATCGGCAAACGCCAAATGAAAAAACTGACAAAGCAGAGCATCTTTGACGCATTCCTCATCCGTGGGTATAGCGTCCATGAGATGTCCGCTGGATCGGTGAAATATCACACGATTCGCCACCCAGACAACGACACCCAAATTGTCGCCGCCGTCTATGGTTCATTGACAAAAGCGGCGAGCCTGTGGCTCAAGGAGTCCGCCTTTGAGCGTATCAAACCACACCTCCCACACGACACAATGGTGGAAGATGTTGAACCGTTCCGCCGTGGCTTTCAGTGGGCTATCCACTTTGAGAACAAAGACGACGACGTTATTGACATCGCCGTGGAGCATTCAATCGAGGCCGCAAAGGAACGCCTGGCCAAAACCGAAGAGCGTCAAGCGTTGGAGACTCAACGAGCCAAAGACCGCGCCGAGCGTGAAGCCAAGCGAGCGGAGACCCGCCGTGATTGGCGAGCCTAAGCATTGAGAAGCCGAACCATTGATAAGGGAGGACTCCCTCGTCGTGTCATGGTCAGCAAGCACCAGACAGAATCCGTAGCCCGACTTGAAGCCACCCTCGCCGCTGGACGTGTCCCCAGCCGATCCGTGTCCTTTGCACAGGATTTGGTTCGCAAGGGCAAAAACCGCAACCTCTCCTCCAAGCAGATGTTCTGGGTCGAGAAGTTGTCCGCAGACAACACCGAAGAAGCCATCGTTGAGCGTGAAGCCAACACGGACGAGCGCATCGTTGCTTTGAAAGAAGTTAAGCACCCCACCTCGTTTGTTGTTTCCCTCATCCGCCAATACGAGAGCAAGGGCAACCTCTCCAGCAAGCAGTGGGAATGGGTTGAGAAGATCGTCGCTGAAGAAGCCGAGCGCACCGCAGTCCGTGAAAAGGCCAAGAAGGAGCGCGAGGAGCGAGAGGCAAAGCAGGCGGTCACCTTCACCTTCAACGGCTACGAGCCCGTTGAAGAGATGATGACCCTTGCCGCAGATACCCTCAAGAAGCCAAAATGGAGCCTCAAGACCCGCAAGGGCAACACGGTCACCCTTCACTACAACCGCAAGGACGAGAGCGTTGAGGTTGGACACGGCGGCTTCTATGGAGTCATCAAAGACGGCGTTTACACCACCAACGCCCTCATCATGGAGCGAGGCGACGTCATCCCCATGATGGAGGACTTCAAAGCCGACCCATCTGGGTTTGCGGCATATCAAGGCCACCTCACAGGCCACTGTTGCTTTTGTGCTCGCAAATTGACCGACGAGCGTTCAACCACCCACGGCTACGGCCCCATCTGCGCCAACCGCTACGGCCTCGTCTGGAACATGGAGAACGCAAAGGAGATTCAAGCCATCCGAGCCGAGCGGGTCAGCACCGTGTTCATTGAAACCAACGCACAGGGCTGGAACGTCATCGACGCCGAAGACGGCACGGTTTTGGCGACCTTCACCACCAGCGAGCAGGCTCGCCGCTACGCCGACGAGTTCAGCCGTGTTGAAGTCATTCTTTGAGCCTACACGGGCGAGGATTGATGAAGAGGGGGGATAACCCCCACGCATGGCGGGAACGCCCAGCAACACGCCCCTAACGCCAGAACAGGCCGAGTCGATTGCCCTATACCCCGACCGCTGGTCGTCGTATTTCAGGACCATTGACGGGAAGCCGTTCATGCTCCACGACCGCCCATACCTTCAAGAGATATATCGTCACTTTGGGGCGTTGGAGAAGAACGACAGAACCAAAGTGATCGTGCTCAAGTGCTCCCGCAAGGTGGAAAAGACTGAAACGATTTGCAACATCCTCCTGTATGGGTTGCTCAACATCCCGTATTTCAACGCCGTCTACACCGCGCCCCGCCAGCCACAGGTCACCCGCTTTGTTGATGAGCGGTTCAACGGTGCTCTCATGTCCAGCGTCAACAACGGGTGCCTGATGAAGCAAAGAATCAAATCGAGCGTGAGCCACCAAACGTTTGACGTGGGCGGACGATCCTTGAACCACTTCTACGCCTATTCAAATTGGGGCGACGCTCATGGCCTTCTCGGTATTGAGGCCGACCTGTGTTGCATTGATGAATACCAAGACTCCGACCCAGAAGTGCTCCCCATGTTGCTGGAGATGCTGGCTCAGTCCGAATACAAATGGGTGATAGTCAGCGGCACTGCTCGTGAGCAGGGCTCGGAGTTTTGGCGGCTCTGGGAAACGTCCACCAAAGGAGAATGGGACGGCGAGAAGTGGTCACACCGCCCAGATAAGACCATCATCGGCTACCACATCACCCAACTGATGCACCCCGACATCAGCGAGGACGACATAGAGCAAAAGAGGCAAACCTACAACCCACGCCGATTCGCCAATGAAGTGCTGGGGGAGTTTTTTGCTGGAGCGGCAAAACCGCTCACGTTCGATCAAGCGTTGGGTGTTATTGACGCTAATATGCAGGTGCGGTCGAGCGTCGATGCCCCAGAGGAAACCTACATCGGCATTGATTGGGGGGTTGAGACGACCGTGGTTGTCCTGGACTCCAACGGCGATGTGATTAACGCTCACAAAATTGCCAGCCGATCCGACGACATTGATGAGGTTCAAGCCGTCTCGGACTTGATTTTGAGGTATAACGCCGTCCAGGTCGTTTGTGATATTGGCTACGGTGCTCGGCAGGTCAAAGAGTTGCAGAGGGAGTTTGGTGAACGTGTCCGCTCGTGCTATTATTCAAGCCGCCCGATGACCCCGTTTGAATATAAAAAGCGGGACAACAACCGCAACCTCATCTATATGTGCGTCGTGGATCGAACCACCTACGTTGAGGACACGCTGGAGTCCATCAAGAACCGTGAGTTTAGGCTGGCGTTCAACGACCGCTCGCTTGAATGGGTTCTCCATGAATGGTGTGCCGTCAATTCTTCGCAAGAAACAGACCTGAAGGACACGCGCCCCACACGGGGACAACGTATGACAAAATACGGACGAGACGGCGACGATCACGCTCTCCACGCTCTCATCTATGCCCGCATAGCGATGGAGGTTGGAGAGGGTGGCGGGACTCCAACCATGCGGACGTTTGGTGCTTAGGGCATTCGTCTTAAACCGCCACCCCGAACCCTTTGCCTATGTCCGTGGAGACTATCATTGGCTACGCCACCGCTCTGGGTGTTGTCGTTGGGCTCGTGCTTTGGGGTTTGAAACGCTACAAAGCCCTGGCCGCTGACGGCGTTATCACCGCCGCTGAGGTATTGGAAGCAATAGGGGACGCAAAAGAAAAGGTCGAGGACGCAAAAGAGGAAATCGATGAAGCCCTCAAGCAGTGAGGTGTTTCTATGGGAAGAGGCGGACACAAAGACTCAGTCAACGACCGCATGGTCAAGTGGACTGCCCTGCCAGCAATTTTCCTGTGGCTTGCCGCCAGCGGTTCAGTTGTAGCGATGGGGATTTTGAGGCCTGAAGTCGTGCTCTTGAACCTTGAAGGGTTCATCGCCCTCATTGCTATCATTGGCGGAACGGCTGGCCCTGCGTTTGCGACGATTCTTGAGTTATGGAAGAACGAGCAACAAACCGAGACGGAGTTGCACCCAGGCGTTATTGAATCAAACCAGCAGGCGATGGTTGCTCAAGCGGAGCACGAGCGGTTATTGGCTATCAAGCAATTGGAGCACCAGCACAAATTGGAGGCTGAACGTCAAAGGGTGGAACTTGGGATTCACGAAGGACACGTGGGACACCACCACGAGCAGGGCGTGACCGATCAGGACGTGACCGAGGATGAGTGACACAACGCACGACGCAGTCCAAAATCACCGTCTGGATGCCATTGAACGTAGGCTGGACAAACACGATGAGATGCTCGCTAAATTGGTGGAGGCTCAAACACGGACTGAAGAACAAATGAGCGGCTTGACGACCGCCGTCGATTCTTTGGCTCAAAACCAACAAGCAACTCAAGACCTGCTCAACGGGATCGTGAAAAGTCTCGTCAAGTGGATGACGGGAATCGGAACGACACTGCTGGGGGCTTTGATTGGAGCGTCCCGTCTGGGAGCGATGTAAATCATCAAAACCCCCCACCCCGTTCTTTGGCCTCATGGGTTTAACGTATGTCCGATGCCCAGACTGCGGTGAAGAGAAGTGGACAAGAGCAAAGACCCCACGTTGTCGCAGGGGTTCGTGCAAAACAGGGAGGACTCCTCGTATGGCTGAAGTTGAACCGCAACCGCCCAGCCCCGATTGGGCTTAAACCATTGAGATTTAGCAAAGCATTGATATAGGGGTGGCGACTACCCTTAACCATGCCACGAGAGCACAACAATTACCCCGCCGCCAGCCGAGAATACGTCGCCGCCCACTTCCTTCACATGGAAGAAGAAAAGCGAGCGTTCTTCCGCGAAGAAGCCAAGAAAGAGGCCGAAGCCAAGAAAACGGCTTGAACCGCCAAACGCTTAAACCACGCCCAGCCGTGTCTGGGGTATGAGCGAGCGTCGCCGCTTCGGTTTCTTTGGTCGGCGTCGAGCCGATAATGACGATGTGGGCCGCCTCAACAAAATGCTCAATGAGGCCAACCAGCGTGACATGAACGTCTGGGACGGCAAGACTCTGGCCAGCCTGTCAAAAATTGGAAGCACCACCAACGGGCGGTCAAAATCAAGCGGCTACGATCCAGCCGTCTCCTATGACTTATTGAGGGCAATATCACTGAAGTCGGAGGTGGTGAATGCGATTCTGCGTTGCACCGTCAACGACACCATCGGCAACGGCTACGAGTTTGTCTTGAAAGAGGGCGTCGAGCAGGGCAGTGAATCTGGCCTGGAGAAGTTGAAGGCGTTCTTTGAGAACCCCAACCCCGACGACTCTGGGGATGAATGGCTGGAGTCCCTCATCTATGACCTGCAACTCTTTGGCGATGCCTATCTGGAGTTGGACGGCTCTGGCGACCGATCCAGCAACAATGATGAGGACTGGACGTTTGGCGGTGATTTGACCGCCGTTTGGACTGTGCCAGCGGAGCAAATCAAACTCATCCCAGCCAACCAACGCCCCGCCCCTCCAGCGATGGCCTATATCCAAAAGGTGGACAAACACACCCGCCGCTTCTCATCTGACAAAATCATCCACGTCTCCAAGTTTAAGCAGGGGCGAGCATACGGGACCAGCCCGCTCATCCCCATCCTCAACACCATCGCCGCCCACCTCAACCTCTCCAACTATCTGGGCGAGTTGTATACGGGGACGCTCCCTAAGACGATTCTGAACGTGGGCGACATTTCAAACAATGAAATGAAAGCGATGCTGGCGTTGCTTGAGCAACAACTGAGCGGGGGGAAATCCCCCTTCGGGTTGGTTGCCGTCAATGGTGGGACGGGCTTTGATATTCACCGCCTGCTGGACTCCACACGGGAGGGAGCGCAACTTGACCTCCTCTTCTATTATCGAGAAGAGATTTGCGCCGTCTTTGGCATCCCGCCCATCAAGTTGGGCTGGGTTCAAACGGGCAAACTCGCCAACCCAGAGAGCCAACTTGACTCCTGGTATGACGTTATTGAGTCGCTTCAAAACCGCATTGAAGCCCTCATCAACCGCCGCATCATCCCTCTTCTCGGTGTCAGCGATTGGGTGTTTAAGTTTCAAGCCATCCGCCCATCACGTGAGCGGGAGTTGGCTGAGGTTGTCAAGGAACAGGCCAACGCCATCAGCAACCTGCGGCAAGAAGCCGCCATCTCCATCAATGAAGCCAGGTCGCTTCTTGGCTTTGAGCGAATTGAGGACGGGCGAGCCGACGATCCGTTCTTCATTTCACCCAAACTGCAAATCAACCAGCCCGACGCTTTGAGCGGAGACGAGCCCGCCACCGCCCCAGAATCAGCGGGGCTTGCTGACCTTTTCCCAGAAAAGGCTCGGCCAATCGATGAGGGGGAAGGTGCTGGCAACGTTCCGCCCTACGTGGTCGAGATTGCCGCCGATACAGAACCCAATAACGAGGTCAAAGTCCTGATCGGAAACCGCCGCAAGGACGGCCACGACGAGTTTGAGGCGTTGGTTGAAAACGGGGCGACCAAATACCGAGCGTCCGCCAATGAAGAACAGGCCACGTTTGCCGACGATGTCATTTCACGATTTGACGCTTTGTTTGCTGACGGTGATGAAGCGGTCGTCCGTCCCGATGTCGATTTGAGAACATACCGCCGCAAAGCCGCCATCACGCTCTCCGACATTGAGTCCGCTATCATTCAGTTGGACTTGGCGATAGAAGAAAGCGTGGAGCGTCACGCCATATCTGGGACGCTTGTTTTGACCGATTCCTACGCCGAGAGCCTTGAGTTGACGCTGGGTGGGTCAGGAATAGCCACGGGGCTAAACGCGCCCGACACGGCGGCTCTGGCGTATTGGAGAAGGCGGTGGCAACTCCCCGCCCTCCGCAACACGTTGGGGGCATACCGCCGCTCAATCCTCTCGGTGTTTGAGCAAATGCTCGAGGACGGGCAGTCTTGGCGTTGGGCTAAAGGGCAGATGCGTTCATTGATTGACCCCACGGGGGCGCGTTATCCAGCCTATTTTTACGAGCGGATCGCCAGAACCGAAACCCGCAGGGTCGTGGAGAACGCCCACATCAACGGACTGAAGCGAGCCAACTTTGCCTACGTTGAACGGTTGGTGGTTGTTGACGACCGAACCGATGCTGACACCTGCCTACCGTTTGAAAACGCCGTCTACCCAATCGATGAAGCCAGGTCGGTTGTCCCAGCCCACCCCAACTGCCGATGCACGTTTGTTTCCTATGAGGGAACGCCCCCAGAGGTTGTCCCCTCCGATGAAATCCTCCGCCCAGACGTTGAGGGGGCTGAATCGTGAAACCAGCGGTGACGACTGACTCCAAAGACATCAGCCGCTTTGCCGTGGCCGTCCAACGTTCAAAACACCGAACCGTCCGCGGGGATGTGCCGTTGGAGTTGGATTTGCTGGCACAAAGAATCCTACGATATGCCGTCAAAACCGCGCCCGTGTTGACGGGTGCTTTGAGAGCCAGCGGGCGCGTCAAGCGACCCAACCAATACCAGCGCATCATCCAATTCGGCGGATCGGGAACGGGCGTGGACTACGCCACGTTTGTTGAGTTTGGAACGTTCCGACAACGTCCGAAGCCGTTCCTCCGCCCAGCGGTGATGAAACACCGCAACGAGATGGGCAAACGGTTCAAGGCCAAAATCGAGAAGCGGTTCGGAGAAGTTGCTCGCCAATTCCCAGCAACAAAGACACGGTGATACACATGGCAAAGAAAGTGAACGAGAAAGGGCCAGCCTGCCGTCAAGCCGATGAGTCCTACGACGAATGCGTTCAGCGCAAAATCAGCGAATTGATTGAAGAGGACGGCTACGAGCCAGACCAAGCGGTCGCCGCCGCCAACTCAATGTGCGAGGAGTTTTGCGCTGAGAAGGAGAAGGTCAGCAAGCGCACGGACTTTCCTAAGCGTGGCGACGATCAGAAAGTCAGCATCGCCAACTCTAAGTGGAAGGTGTTCCCACGTGGAGAAGCGGCCAAACTCAAGGAGGAATGGCCGCAAATCTGGAGCAAAGGCGGCAACGTCCTGGGCAACACCCAATACGCAAGGCTCACCAAAGTCATGGAGCAGGGCGGAACGCCAAAGACCCCCACGGATGAAAAGGCCATCCGCCTGCGTGAAGCGTGGGTGGCTCGCCACTTCAAGGACTTCAGGCTGGCTGGTGTGGTTGCTCAAATCAAGTGGCTGGCCGTGGGTAGCCGTGGGTTGTCCTTCATGCGAAAGGTGATTTCAGACGAGAAGAAACGCCTGCGTGATCGTGAGAAGTCGCTCGATGAAGAGGAATGATTCAAGCACCGCTGTGAAAATAGTGCTGGATGCCGTAGTCATCGCAGAACAAGTCGTCGTGGTTGGCTCGCAAATCAACCTCAAAGAGGTGGGCTTCATGTCGGGTTTCAAACCAAGTGGTGTATTGAACACCCATCGTGTCCCAAAACTGCACACCAAAATGCGGCTCTGACCAACTGACAGGCCGTCCTGGAAAATGTCCAACCTGTAGGAAGTCGTTCTGGTAGCACCATTCAATCGTTTCGTATGTGTGGGTCATGTGTCTGCCTCAACCCGTCCCAGCAGGTTATTCCTTATCAATGTTTTGAAACTATTGAGAAACCAAAGCATTCATAAGGGTGAACCCCCTCGTCTGTTCATGGCCCGAACCCAAGCCCCACACCCCGACTTCTCCGCCGATGGGTGGGAATACCACTCCTCCTTCACCCTCCACCGTGAAGCCGTTGCATTCAGCGACCGCCTTCTCCGTGGTGGCATCCCCTCCGCCCTCTTCATCGACAACGGGATGACCCACGTCTACAACCAAGCCTGAGCGGATTCAATAAAAACCCCCTCGCAGAACCGTAGGGGCATGGCGGAACGCATAGAGGCCGTGCTGGTCAAAGACACGGCGGACGAATGGGCGACCCGCAAAGGCGACGAGCGTGAAGTTGATGTCGTGTTGCGTGTGCAGACCCCCTTCCATGTAGTGAAGGACGGCCACACGGACGACGAATACGAGAAGGCCGATGACGATGTGATCGTCGCTGGCCCTGTCTATGTTGGCGACCAGAATATGCTGGATCGCCACCGAGAATTGGTGGATATGTCCGCCATCGTTGAGGCCTGGAATGGGTATCAAAACAACCCCGTCATTCTTTACAACCACCGCAAGGACTACGGGGTCATCGGCAAAATGCTGGATGTCACTATGGGTTCATACGACGGAGTTGAAGGAGAAGTCCCCATCGGGCGAGCCGTCATCGACGGTGGCGAAAAGGACATCACCCGCAAGATACGCAAAGGAATGCTCAAGGCGTTCAGCATTGGCTTCATCGCCAAAGCCGCCGTCAAGGAATGCAAGGACGAGGACACGTGCTACATGAGGTTCACCGAGATTGATTGGTTGGAGACCAGCGTCGTGGACGTTCCCGCCAGCCCAGGAGCCATCTTCAATGTTGAGAAGCACATCGTCGGCTATGAGGACAGGGGCGACTCAATTGCTATCCTCTTTGAGAAGGACAACACGGATGAAGAACCCCAGCCCGAAGTGGTTGAAGAGTCCGCCCACTCTGGGTGTGGTTGCGGCGGCAAGTCCGCCGATCCGAAGGACACGATTGAGGATTGGGACCGCATCCCTGAGTTTGAGGATTTTAGCGACATAGAAGGGCGGCTGGAGTTGATTGAAGCCTTCATAGAGGTCATTGAGTCCAAGAGCAGAACCGCCACGACCGTTATAACCCCCCTCGATGAAGGGGTTGGGCAGGGAAACAACATGACCGACGCAGAAATCCACGAGAAATCCGCAGAAGAAGAGGCTCCCGTTGAAGAGGCTCTTGAAGAAGCCGCCCCAGAAGAGGCGGCAGAAGTCACCGAAGAAGTGGTGACCCTTGAGGCAGAAGCCACAGAAGAAGAATCCGCATCCACGGTTGAGGACGACAACACGTCCGAAACCATCAGCGTTCTCGTTGAAGTTGTCAAGCATTTGGCAACTCTTGAGAGCCGCCTTTCATCCATTGAAGGCCGAATCGACGCAGGCGAGAAAGCCGCTGAAGAAATCTCGGCTCTCAAGGTTGCCCTTGAAGAAAAGGACGCAACGATCCAAACGCTCACACAGGAAAAAGAAGCCGCTGAAGCCGAGGCCAACATTGAGGCCGAGGTCGCCAAGCGTGTAGCCTCCACCCTCTCCAGCGTTGGTGTTGAAGCACCAGCCGCCATCCCAGAGCGCAAGAGCATCGCCCCAAGCGAGCCAGCCGCCCCAACCGTCCGCAAGACTACGGACTTTGACCCTCTCCCAGAAGTCACGCCAGGCATGAACGGTCTCGGTGATTGGCTCGCAAAGAACCTCGCTTCAAGGGGGCGAAACTGAAACTCCAAAGGAGAAACACAAAACAAAACAGGTGAACAACATGGCAGAAGAATACGATTTTAACGAGGTAGTGAACAGGGTCAAAGACGCTCTCGGCGGTGCAACGTCATCGACGGGTGGCACGTTTTTCCCCACGGAGACCAGCAACGAAATCATTCAGTTGGTTTACGAGAACAATTTCCTCCGAGGTCTGCTCCCCGCTCTCCCCATGAGCACCCGAACCGTTAACGTTCCGAAGTTGACGGGCAGTGTTTCCTTCCACCAGCAGACCCTCTCCGCCACGGAGACTGGGACCACCGCTGGAGAATCCCGTCAAGTCACCGCTGAAATCACGCTGACCCTCAAGACGCTCATCGCCAACATCCCAATCGGCAACTACCTGATCGCCTACGGGGTGGAAGGTTTGCTCTCCGTCCTCCGAGACGACATCGCCTCCCGATTGGCTTTCAACGAGCAAAGCCTCTTCATCAACGGCGACACCGAGACGGGTTCATCCTACGCTGACAACATCAACGGGGCATACAACGCCTCGACCAACCCCAGCGGGGTCAACGCCACCAACAACGACTACCTGTTGGTCTTTGACGGGCTTCGCAAGTCCGCCGCCGCCACCGCAGTCAGCGTTTCAGGGACGTTTGGCCTCAGCCACCTCCGCCAAGCCATCAGCAACCTGGGCGTGTATGCGGACAACCGAGACGACCTTGCTCTCATTGTTCCCCGCAACCTCGAGGTTCAACTCTTGGGCTTGACCGAACTCCAGACCGTTGACAAATACGGACCACAGGCCACCATCCTCTCTGGGGAATTGGGACGCATTTACGGTATCCGCGTGTTTGCTACGGGTGTTATCCCGACCAACCTCAACTACACGGGGGTCTTTGACGGCTCGACCACGACTCAAACCGTGGCCCTTCTCACCCACATCCGTTCCCCGTTGATCGGCAACCCGACCGACGCTGAGCGACGCTTCAACATGGGCTTTGAGGACGAACCAAAGAACGACCGCTTTGTGCTCATCCCCCGCCAAGACGTAGCCTTTGGTGTCCGCTACAGTGACGCCATTTGCCTCTTGACGGGAATCGACACCATTTGAGCGGGTCTTTGACCTCCCTTGAACCACCCAGAGCGGGCTGACGTTGCCCTACGGGGCGACCGTTAAAACCCCCAACAACAAAGGGTGATAACATGGCGGCTGAGGACTACGCAACATTGGCTGAGGTTGAAGCCTACGCAGGTGTCAATTTCAGCGACGGCATTGGTCCAGACGATACCCAAATCGGGACAATGATAACGCTGGCCTCTCGGTTGATGGACGCATACGCTGGCAAACAATTTGCTGGCACTGAAACGCACACCGAATGGTTTGATTCAGCCCTATACCAATATCATATCGTTCTGGCTCAACGTCCAGTCGTGTCCGTCACCTCGATTGAGTTTTTAGATTCAAGCGGGAACGTGTCAAAGACGCTGGTTCAATCCCGCAACCGTGACGACGACTTCTGGCTTGATGATGCTGGGGCGGGAATTGTCCGCTTTCATTTGCCGCTGGGCGACACCGTCGAGCAGAAAATGAAGGTCGTCTATGTTGCTGGGGCTACAACCGCCCCCGCTCATGTGCGGCTCGCCACGATCCTGCACGTTGTCCGCTCCGCTGGACGTGCGGCCATGAATGATGAAAACTGCAATGAACGCATCAAGGATTTTTGGCGGGAGTTGATACGGGACTCCGAGAAGGAATACCAGGAGTTGCTGGTCAAGGTCAAGAGCGAAACCCAGATCGCCACCGCCGTCTGGGGTCAGTTTCAACCGCCCGATGGTTCTGGGAAGTGGCGGCTGTGACCATCACCGATAGCGGTGTCCCCGCAACCGACCCCCACACGGCTCTCAAGACCGTTATTGAGGCTAATATGCTCTTCCCTAACGGATCGGCGGCAACCGTCAACGCTTCATGGCTTGAGGCAAAGAAGCAAAAGACCTACCAAATCGCCATCCAGCACGTCTACGGCGAGAGCGACCTCGCAAACTTTGGGACGGGTTCATCGATTGCCGTCACCAGCAGGGTATTCCTTTCTGTCACCCTCTTTGCCCCCACACGTGCGGACTGTTGGACGATGTTCGGGGCGTTCAAGGATTTGCTCAACAACAAGACGATATCCCAGCCCGCCGCTGGGTTCTCCGACTATCACTACATGGTCATCCGCCGTTCAGATACGACCAAGCCGTTCACGGTGCTTGAGCCAAACTGCGGCCCTGGGCAAAGCGATGAGAATTGCATCGGCTACAGGGCGGATGTCACCGTTGAGTTGCGCTGGGAGGAATGACATGCCCCGCTCCTTTGGTGCTTTGAGTTTGACACGTGCGGCCATCACCACGCCCGATTGGGCGTCGACGGCGGGTTTGTCCTATTTTCTTCTCGCTCAACGTTTCTCCCAATGGGCCAGCGGCTCATCCCTCAGCGGGCGCGTTGCTTTGGTGTCTGGGTCGTTGCTGGGTGAAATTGCCCCACACTTTCTGCCGTTCCCTCAACCAGGCTGGGGTTTCACGACCAGCGACGATCCAGCCTACGGTGTAGCCGACAAGACATACCCAGCCGCCACGCCCGTCCTCTCCATCTCTGGGTCGTTGCCCACGGACAATTCAGCCTACCCAACCGCAGGCGGTTCGGGG